TACGCTGATGTACAAACAGGAGCCCGGCATTGTTCCTGAGACACTCTCGGCTAGTCAGGTTACTGCTCTCGAGAGCTTTAACTGTAACGTATTTTTGGCCTATAACAACAACACAGCTATCTTCGAACCTGGTACTGTGGCCTCAGGTAATTTCTTGGACACCGTTACAGGTACAGACTGGTTGGCGCTGGATATCCAAACCTCTTGCTATAACCTGCTGTACACTAGCCCAACCAAGATTCCACAGACAGATAATGGTAATCACACCATTGTGACCACAATCGAGGCTGTGCTGTCTCAGGGTGTTCAAAACGGACTCTTAGCTCCGGGTGTTTGGCAGACAGCGGGATTCGGTTCATTGAATCAGGGTGATTTCTTGCCTAAGGGGTTCTACGTCTATGCTCCTCCCATCGCTTCTCAGAATCCATCGGATCGAGCAGCTCGTAGATCTATGGTTTTCCAAGTAGCAGCAAAACTGGCCGGTGCGATTCACACTATCGGCGTAATCATCAACGTCAATCGCTAAGGATAAAAAATGGCAACCTATTCGTTTCTAGATACAAACTGTGCGATTACTGGTCCTGGCGGATCAGTCAATCTTGCTGCGGGTGCAGCAGTAGCTGAGGAGGGTATTGAGATCACTCCAACGGGTGATATCAATACTATGACCATCGGTGCAGATGGTTCGGCTATGCACTCGTTACATGCCAATAAGTCGGGTCATATCAAAGTGATCTTATTGAAGACCTCTCCAGTCAATCAACAACTATCGTTGATGTATGCTACCCAGACAGCCGCCGGTGCAAGTCACGGTCAGAATACCATTAGTCTCTCTAACACCCTTACTGGTGATGTAATTACTTGCCAAGTAGTGGCTTTTAAGAAGGCCCCTGACTTGAAGTTCGGGATGGAAGGTGGAACTAATAACTGGGAATTTGACGCCGGTATCGTTGATCGTACTTTGGGTAATGGTGCATAATGAAATTCGTCGAGATAGAGGGAATCACTTACCGGATCGGGGACTTGACTGTCTTCGATCAACTTAACTTGGCTAGACGGCTAACCCCCCTGTCTATGGTTATCCAAGGAATGATGACTCCGGAGAATGCGGAGAAGGATCATACTATCATGGTGATCCTGATGCTTTCTAAACTTTCCGATGATGATAGTGAGTATGTCGTCAGTAAATGTCTGTCTGTGGTAATGAGACAAGACGGGAAGGATTTAGCAAAGCTTCAAACTCCCCAGGGTCAATTGATGTATCAGGATATCACTATGAAAATAATGGTGAACCTGGCTACTGAGGTTATCTTGGAGAACCTGGGTGATTTTTTTCATACCGCCCTTTCCGTAGTCAAGGAGGGGGCGACGGGATAACCCTAGCCTCGATGACCAGTAAGGAGGATTGGCTGATGAGGCCAGTTCTCCGACAACTTTGCAAGTATGAGTCGTTAAAGGATGGAACTATCAACCTCTTGGATATTACCAAGATGAACGAGGCTCTAGATGTTGAGCTCAATAATACTAACCTACTTAGACGAGAATCTTAATGACCGGCACCACTGAAGTAATGCAAGAGTACATGGTCAAGCTAGGTTATGTGGTTGATCAAGTCTCATTCAAGAAGATGTTCGCCGGTCTGGAAACCACCGGCGCTAAGGTAATGAAGGTTGGTACGCTAGCGGCCACAGCTGTAGTGGCTGTGGAAGCAGCTGTGGCAGAATTTGCCTATAGTATGCGTAAAATGTATTTTCAAGCTGAGCTATCCGACACCACAGTCAAGAACCTGACTGCGATGGCTTATGCGGGTAAGCAAGTAGGTATCGAAGGCGATGCCATGAGTAGCGCTATTCATGGCGTAGCTCAAGCTCTGCGACTAAATCCCGGTCTCAAGGGGATGTTGGAAGCCATGGGGGTTAAGGTTACTGGTCGAGACGTCTCTGACGTCATGCTAGACCTTGTGGATGCCACAAAACAGATGCCTGAGTACGTCGGGGCTCAATACGCCTCGATGTTCGGTATTGATGCGGATACTTACCATCAGATGCGTGATCATCTGGATGAGTTAACTAAAAAGAAAAAAGAAAATTTGGATCTATATGCTCAGGCCGGGATCGATATAGATAAACAGAAGGAGACCATGCTAGCCTATACGGCTGGACTGGATAACCTGGAAGCCCATCTTAAAGTGCTGGGCTCCGCTATGATGATTGGACTAGCTCCTACTTTCAAATGGCTAAACGGTCAGTTGCTTGAGGCTTCAGACTGGTGGACTAAATATTTCTTGAATATCGAAAAGAAAGGCACTAATCCTTTTAAAGGTACGGTTGATTTTCTTCTTCAGGATAGGGCAAAGTTAAAGACAGATTCTCGTCTTGGCCCGGATGGAAAATTGAAACCCGAGTTCGAGTCTAAGCTTAACGATATGAGCCACGTTAAGGATAAAACTTCACTTCCGGGGGAGGCTGAGAATAATAAAGCTTTCAACGACAGAATGGTTAAGAAACTGTCTCTCAAAATCCAGGGAGATGTTAATCAATTACCGGGAGAGCAGGCAGCCAAGAAGGCTTTTGATGAGAAACTAGCTAAACGGTTATCTTTGAAAGAATACCCTACCCCTTCGATAACGGTCAGCCCGGCAACCCCTGATATCACGAATCAGATAAGTACTCCCTCTCTACCGGCTGGGGTAACTAGTGGGCCGGATATTCTTTCTGCTCCTCAAGCTAAATCCCCGGTTATTCCCAAGGCCCCATCAGGAGAGATACCAAAACAAATCTCTGATGCCGCGATGATGGGTCAGACAAAGTATAACATACCGGCTGAGGTAACAATTGCTCAGTGGCAGTTAGAGAGTAACTCGGGTAAGAGGATGCCCGAGGGTAGTAACAACCCCTTCGGTATCAAGGCGAAGAAGGGAGAGGACTATGTGGAGGCTATGACTACTGAGAATATCAACGGGGTTGATACTCGAATGATGGCCAAATTTAAAAAGTTTAAATCGATTGAAGAGGCCTTTGAGGCTCATTCAAAACTTTTGGCTACCGCTCCTGCATACGTAGAGGCTAGGAAACACCCGGATGATCCTAAGGCCTTCGCTAATTCTTTAACCGGAAAATACGCCACTGATCCATTGTACGGAGCTAAACTAGGAGCCCTGATCGATCAAACTAAGTTAGGGTCAGACACGGCGGCTCCGTCTAAATCGGTGACGTTTCATCAAAATACAACCATTAACGTTACAGGTACCGAAGCTAAGTCCATAGCGGATCAAGTGACTAATTCTCAGTCACGAGTATATGGCAATGCCCTTCGGGATTTAAGTGGAGCGATAAAAGGATGAGCCTCTCTGGATTTGTAAAAGCTGGCCTCCAGATGGGGGCGGGTTCCCTGATCGTTAAACCAAACAGGGCCATTAAAACTGCTACTGGAAAGATTTTTATTCCACAGGCTACGATTGAAGAGCGATTGACTGATGAGGTAGAGATTACTGATCACCCTATTGAACAGGGCTCTGTGATTTCTGATCACGTCGTTAAGCGTCCTCCAGAGGTAGTGGTTAAAGTGGCTTGGTCAAATAGTCCTGCGGGGTCGAGTAGCTTAGTAAACTCAGCAGTCGCAGCAGCGGCCTCAGTCAGCCCTGTGGTAGGAAAAGCTGTAAATCTCTATCAACAAGTGTCGGGGGCTATTGGGGCCGCTAGTTCAATCCTCTCTTCGATGTCGGGGAAAGGGGCCTCTCAGATGAATTCTATTTATATTCAACTGCTCCTCGTTCAACTAAATTCGGTGATCTGTGGGATCATCACGGGCCGTCGCAGTTACAATAACATGATCATTAAGTCGATCTCTCTAGAGAATGATTTTAGAACTGAAAATGCTCTTTTCCTGACTATCGTTCTTAGGAAGGTTATTCTAGTCGACACTCAAGTGGTGACCATTAGTAACGCCAGTAAGCCGGCTCTGAATGCTCCAGCCCAAGGAGGAACCAGTAGCTTGGCTCCAAGCCCTCCCTCTTATTCGGCTCCCAAAATAGCATGAGTACTCCATATGAGATTCCATTAAATCCTAATCCGCAAACTTTCAACATAAATCTCGGTGGAACTGAGTATCAACTCACGGTCTATTGGAATGATTTTACTGGTTGTTGGAATGTCGATATTTATGATGATACCGGAACCATTCCTAAAATCACGTCTCTTCCATTTGTAACTGGGTGTGATTTATTAGCCCCGTATGCTTATATGAATTGGGGAGGCATGTTAATTGCTCAAACGGATGGGGACATTTATACTCCCCCTAACTTTCAAAATTTAGGAACTACCGGACATCTTTATTTTGTAACTAACCCATGACTAATCCTACTCAAGACCAATGGCTTAGAAAAGTTGGCCTAATCCTTTTTACTGGAGATAAGGGGCTAGATCTTTCCGCCCTTCGGATTAGGTTTGAGACTCAAAATGCGGATGTAGAGAGTCCAAATTCAGCGGCTATCCGAGTCTACAACGTCAGTGGAAAGACTATCTCCTCTGTGGTAACCCGAGGCGAGTTTGATCAAGTAGTCCTTAATGCCGGATATCAAAAGGGAAACTACGGAGTAATCTTCCAAGGAAGCATTAAACAGTTTCGGGTAGGGAGAGAGAATGCTACCGATACCTATTTAGACATTTTGGCGTCAGATGGCGATATAGGATACAACCAAGGATTCGTAAATGCCTCCCTGGACAAATCGGCCACGAACGTAGATCGAATTAATGAGGCCATTAAGGCTATGCCTTCCACTCAGCCCGGGTTTATGCCCGATTTCGGAGACTCCCAACATGTCCCGAACCTGAGAGGAAAGGTTATGTTTGGCATGGCTCGAACTCAATTAAGAAACTCTACTAACACTATGGGAGCTTCCTGGTCTATTCAGAATGGTAAGGTCAACATCATCATGGATCGAGGGTACCTTCCCGGTCAAGCAGTCAAGATAAATCGCCTTACTGGAATGGTGGGAATACCGGAACAGACTGATGGAGGGATTAAGGTCAGGTGTTTACTGAACAGTAAATTAAAGATAGGTGGCCTGATTCAACTTGATAATAACGACATTACTCAAACGATGTTTAGTAAAACTACAGATGCCCCCATCTCGTATAACTCGTGGACTGCCTTTCAACATAATACCGCCCTATCAAAAGATGGGACCTATCGAATCTACGTAGCGGAACACGAGGGGGATAATCGGGGTCAAGCTTGGTACACTACTCTTACCTGTTTAGCAATCGACACTTCTGCTCCGGCCAACCAAGCCGTGTTAGCTGGGAATTAATATGGATCGTAGAGAAAGATTTGAAAGCCTTCAGGAATTGCTCATAGCGGCCTTAGATGGGCGTCAGCGAGAGTTATGGACTGCCTTGCCATGTCTGATCGAGAGTTTCGATCCTGTGGCGCTTACATGCACGGCACAGCCTACAATACCCGTTCCTTTAGAAGACCCGATTACGGGACTTACCAAATGGGTCACCCTTCCTCTACTTAGGGATGTTCCGGTTCATTTCCCTAATGGAGGAGGATACACTTTAACCTTTCCGGTAGCAAAGGGAGATGAAGCCCTAGTAATTTTCGCCTCCCGGTGTGTTGACTCATGGTGGTATTACGGAAATACCACTACCCCCTTCTCGGTCGTAAATCCCACCGAGCTTCGGATGCATGACCTATCGGACGGATTTGCTTTTGTCGGGATTAGGTCTCAGGCCCGTAAGTTACCCAATGTCAGCACTACCTCCACACAACTGAGGTCCGAGACCGGAAACACCCTAATCGACCTCACTGAAGCCTCTGGAGTGGGAACGGTTACGGTAACCTCCATTAATGTGGTGCTGAATACAACGAACACCACGGTGAATGCTAGTACTTTATTTAAGGTTAATGGTCCCATTAATTTGAACGGTAATGTAGTCTCTACCGGAACCTTCCAGAATAATGGCCACTCTATCGGCAGTAATCATGTCCACAGTGGGGTGACTTCGGGAAGTAATAACACGGGGACTCCGACATGATCTATAGAAAGCTCGATCCTAACGGAGATTATACTTTCGGCCAACAGTCAGGGAATTTTTGGGTGAACCAGCCAGAGGCTGTGGCTCAAGCGGTAAAAACGGTCCTAGGACTTATCCAGGGGGAGTGGTTTCTCGATCCCTCTGTGGGAGTTCCCTACGATACAGAGATTCTTGGTATGGATCGCCTGGGGTCTTACGATGCTGCAATTCAAGAGGCTATTCTGGGAACTGAGGGAGTGGATGAAATTCTTGACTATGTTAGTGGAGTTAACACTATGACCCGTCAGGCTTTTGTGGCTTGTACCATTAGTACTATTTATGGTCAGGTAACTATACAGTCTCTCCCTGTCTCTAATATAGGGACTTCTTTAGGATATACCTATACCTTAGGTCAATCTTCTCTCTCTTAAGAAAATTATGGCCAATTATCCTTTACCGACTCTTGCTCCAACGATTTCATCGACGGGGATCTCAGCTCCCCTCTACAACGATATTTATAATAGCCTGATAGCCACTTTTCAATCAATCTATGGGTCGGATATTTATGTCTCCGCGGACTCTCAAGACGGCCAATGGATAGCGGCATTAGCCTCAGCAATTAACGACTGTAACCAGGCGGCTATAGCGGTCTTTCAATCGTTCTCTCCTTCGTATGCTCAAGGAACTAACCTATCTTCCCTGGTT